TCAGATACCATAGGTATTTCAAGATCCATGATCTTTTTAGTATTAAGTAACTTATCCCAATCCTGAATTACTCTGGCATAAACTACACTTTCTTTAAGTCGTTCTTCACTTAAATCAAATAATTTATCAAATGGTATAGGACCATCTGCTAACTCCGGGAAGCGTTTAAGTACACCTTTTTTACCTAACCCTTTAATACCAGGTACTTTATCAGAAGCATCTCCTAATAGTACTTTATAGTGAATAAAATTTTCGGGAGCAATACCAAATTTTTCTTTTACTGTTTTAGGATCGTAAAATTCTCGTTCTATAGGACGGTAAACTGTTACGTTATCATCTACTAATTGAAGGAAATCTCGGTCACTAGAAACAATATATGACTTAGTATCAAAGCGTTTAGCCATATCCTTTGACATGTAAGCTATAATATCATCCGCTTCTACTTTATCTATAGAACAAACCTTAACTGGTAGGCATTTTAGATATTGAACTAATCTAATAATTTGGTCTACTTTAGAGTCATTTTCATCATTAATGTCATCAAAAGCATCCCAATTGGTAATTCTATTTAAATGTCTACCTGTTTTGTATTCTGGGAGTAGGTACCTCCTATTAGTGGAGGCACCCACTCCGTCGAACACGATATATATTGAGGTTGGTTGTATTTGATTTATAAGAGCACCTAAAGAACGAAGAAAACCTGCTAAGCCTCCTATGTGAGTACCACTTGAATTTATAAAATTTAATACTGCGAAATTTCGTAAAAATAGATTTAACCCATCTATAAAAATTACTCTTTCATGTTGTTTAGGTTTAGCAGTAGGCTCCCCTTGCTCAATATTATTGAGCATCTTTAGATAATCTTTTTTATTCATTACTCGGGTTCTTTTGCGAAGTGGGAAATATCCTGTACTTCCTGATCTTCTTCAATGATGTCGAAATCTACACCCCCTAAAATTTCTCTCCAAGCTTCTGCATGGGTGTTTTTATAAGATTTAATTTCTTTATCATCATCATTAATAAACCCATGAGGTGTCATTACGATTTTACCTCTAGTAGTAACCCCATTAATGTGGTTTTTATCTATTTGTAGATTAGTACGTTTAGCAAATTCTACCTGCTTGCCATCTTTAATTGCTTTAATTTTAGATGTACCAGCATTCATAACATTACCAAATGTAACAACAAATGTTGAATCAAACCACATTGCATATCCCCCCTTATTCATTAGTTTGGGTCTCCCCATAGGTGATTCTGCTTTCGCTGTCCATACTTTATTAATACAAACAAGTGTATTAGTAAATGGACTACTTTCCTTACGGGAGAGTGTAATGCGTTGGTTTACGTTATTACCAAATTGGGTTGACATAGCACCTGCGTTCCACTCATTATTATTTTTATTAGATTTAATAGACATTTCACAGGGTACTGATCCAATTGAATCCCAAAGGAATAATAGATCATAAGGCAGATTACCTTTTTTCTGTTCATCAAGTAAATCTAAAATAAACCCTGCTACATCTTCAATTGAATGGATAGCTTCTCTATCTACATAAATAAAGTTACCATTGTAATCTGTAATTTCTCCAGTCTCTTCATCAACTACCTCATTGATTTCAAGACCCATCATTTTAGCATGCTCCCAACTCCATTTCATCTCTGTGATAATAAACACAGGGAGACATCCCCTCTTCTGACCGGAGACAGCTGCCTCAATTAAGGCAGTTGTCTTACCGGTATCAGAATGACCTCTTAACAAGACAATATGTCCTGCAGGGATGCCAGGGATTGAAGTTACATCCTGGAATGCTTGGGAAAGTGGGATCCATTGTTGGGGCTTAAACTTAGCGTTAGCATTAAGCATTTTCTTTTCCTTAAATTTATTAAGGTCAAAATTTGCTTTTAGTTCGTTAGATACAGCCGCTGATAGTGATGCTTTCTTTCCTCTAGGCATTAGCTAAATAATTGATCAAATTTATCTTCTTTACTTTGCTTCTGGGGAGTCTTCAGAGCATAGTTATTTTGTGACCCCCCCTTATTAAAAGGCAGGTCGTCAGCCTTTCCTTCATCAATGATGTCTCCTTCTTGGGCAGATTCTTCGGGTGCTAAGAATGTTTGGAGATTATTCTTCATATCATCAAATGAATGACGCTTAAAGACCTCTGATGGGTTCTTTTGGTCTTCCAACCACTGTTGAATTTGGTCGGCATCACCAAGTGGGGTTTGTTTAGTCTTAACACGAACCGAAGACTTGTTATAAGCAGTACCTGTAACATCAGGGCCAACTGTGTCTACTGTAATGTCACGACCCTGATGAATGTCGGTAAAGTCACCAATATCATCATCATCTGCAAGAGAAAGGAATTCGAGGTAGGTATTTTTACCAAACTGCCAAAGTTTAACACCTTGATCTTCTTCACCACGAACAATAACAGGAGCAAACACCCTCATTTTTGGGTCAAGCTTTTTAGCTAAACGCCAATTTTCCTTATCACTAGTATTGCGAAGTTGCTTCGCAAATTCTACGATTGGATCTTTTTCACCAAAATTAATAGGTGAAATCATCGTGCGCTCACCAATCCCATAGTGGAAATAAACCTCTGTAAAGGGATTAGATTTGTTAAATTTGTTAGGGACGATTCGAATTACCTGTTTACCAATACTAGGTTTCCAGAATAAACTACGATCACTATTTCCTCCTTTGTTTGTTTGCTGCAAGGAGTTCAGCTTACTGCGAATTGCATTTAAATCCATAATATAACTAATTTTTAAAATGTAACTTTTCCCAAATATACGAATGTAAATTCAGGATACCAAATTAAAGTTCAAGAATCTGGTGGATTTTTGTCTTTAATTGTTTTAATTCATTGTGTTGAGTAAGTAAAACTGTATTTCTATAATGTTGCCAGTTTATTCTGTATCTAACATCGACTACCCCTCCATTTAATAACTTAATAAGTTCATTAAGGGCATTTATAGTATATAATGTATTAGATTCTTTTTTTCTATGTACTAATATTGTATTGGGTAAAATCCCCTCTACGCTTGACGGATCGACATTATATGTGCAAACGTATTCATCATTACTTTTTATATATAAAACAAAAATTTTCTTATAAAGTATATCATAATTGGACTTTACCTCTACAATCGTCTTCTCCAAATCATCTAAAGAAGTAAAGGTGCAAAACAGTTTGTTGTTCATGGATATAAATATTATATCCTCTCTAAAGAATTATAGTTATTACCTGCTTCAACTTTAGTAGAAAATCCATACTTCTTAAATATAGCTAGAATGTTTAATGCTATATACTTTTCTTCCTTATCTATGTCTAATAAAAACGAATCATAAGTATAGTGAATAATATTTGTTTTACAATTTTTGAGTAAATGTATTATTTCTTCTAAAATAAGTACATTATAATACGTTTCCGTATTTTGAAGTATGTAATTAAACAGTTTCTGTTTTTTCATATCTGTTTTAAAGACATATCCAGACTTACAAACAACCTCTTTTTTACTACTTATATCCTCTATATATTTTTCTACCCTTTTAAAAAATTCCAAATCCTTATACTCCTTAAACACCCCTCCATACAATTGCTTAAACGTAAGTTCCTTAGCTTTTTTATAATCAACCCCATACATGTCAGCAAACGCTTGGTGTATGTCTCCTTCACCAAAATCGTAATCTACCAATTGTGCCGCTAGTGTGGGGTGGTAAGCACTAATATCAATCTCTAGGAAAAAGTCATTATCGGGAATAAACGCTTCTCTACAACCCGATTTTTTATCTAAAGCAGCATAGTTAATTCCCCCAAATGAGTTTGAGGGTCTAGTAGTTGTTGTTTTTAGATTAAACTGTGAGTAAGTCCAATCTCGTTCTACACCAAAATGCTCCTCAAATAACTTAGGATCAACCTTTAATCCCATTGATTCAATCCAATAAAATACATTTGTTGCCCTGTTGTTATAAAAATCAAAATGTAGTGGTTTGTCCATAGCAAACACGTGTTTCACCGCGTTATATAGCGTTTCACAACGTTCGTAATGCTTTACTATCGGTATTATGCTACCTATGTTGCCTATGTGAGGATACTTGCGATAGAAAAAATCGTGGCACGGGAATTGATCTGGGATATCCGTAGGAGAGATAAAGTGTATGTCGGAAAGCTGTTTTAAAGGTACTATATGTAAAAATTCTTTCTTATCTCTTACAAAAATTTCTTCAAATCCTCCTATTAGTTCATATACTTTTTCTACTTCACAACTTGTTGCTTCGCTATGATTTATGTTAATAATAAATCCTTTCCTATGGTTAATTTCTCTAATGTAAAATCCTATTATGCCTCTTAAATAAGGATGTATGTTATCATTAGAAAAAAGAGGTTCAATGAATACTTTCTTGAACTTCTTTTCCTTAAATATTTGTAACTGTTCTTTATTTTCTATAAGCCAAAACACTTAGTAATCGGAGTATGATTTTTCTTCTATTAATTTAGACTTAGTAAGTAAGTTTATTTCTTTTTTTACTGCAGCCCTTTGATCATTTGTAATATACACACTTCTTGCTAATTCTACAAATTCTTTATCAAATTCTTGTTTTGCTTCTTTTTCTCGGATATGGTCTTCAATATCCCATAATGTTTTATTAATCTTAGATATTTTAGTATAAAGATTTTTTATATTAATCCCATACTCATCTAATAAATCTTGGAAATAAGGATTTAAGGTTTCAAGTTCTTTATAAATATTAGTTAATTTGTGGGAATCCCTAATATTAAGTAATTTAATTTCTAATATAGATAATTTATCTACTAACTCCCCAATTGATATTTCTATTTTCATATTAAGTTTTTTATACCGTTTATAACTTGATTTGGAGTAATAGTTTCTATTTGATACCAATCCTCCATTGATTCAATTTTTTGAAAAGGGTACCAATTCCAATCTGAAGTGTCCATTTTATGGGTACTAAAATAACCCGAAGGGGGAGTATCATTATATATTCTAATATTATTAGATTTAAATTCACAATGATTAGGGTGAGTAAATGATGAAACTAAAACTGTAGGAGTGTTTACCGTCCACGCTACCC